ATCCAGCAGTGCAAGATCAAATAACACAGTTACTGGCCACACAAGAGTTAGAGTTCAACGAACGGTAAATATACTAAAGAGAGCGAAATATGGCCATACAAGAAATTAATTTAGGTAATGTAGTCAATGACGGACTAGGTGACGACCTACGATCAGCTTTTCAAAAGGTTAACGCTAACTTTGCAGAATTGTTAACCACCTTTACTTTAACTGGTGCAAATGCTCAAGAAGTAGGCGCTAAAGTTTTTAAAGAAAAAACAGGCAGCATATTAAAATTTAAAAATTTGATATCTGGTACAAAAATTGTTGTCACGGAATTAGACAACAGTATCGAAATTCGTTCCACACAGCCAGAAGCTTTTACCAGTATTACCACTAATCAAGGAATAGTACAGGCAGGAGATAATACCAATATTGCCATCCAAGGTGGCAGCAATATCACAGTCACAGGATCCACCCCATATATCACTGTTGATACCAACTTGGATCTAAATGCATTACTGTTGGGTTTTGATTTTGGACCTGTTGGCAATCAGTATACCACAGCGTTACAAGTGTTATCAGCTGCTGCCAATGTGGACTTTGGCACTTGCCTAACCCCTGGACCATTTAACATAGACCTTGGTGCCCTGGTCTAAGGACAGCCAATGATTACTTGGATTACTCCAGCTGGCAGACTAAACATAGTAACCGAAAGGATTATTCTAGATATTCCTTTGGAGGCAACATCCACTGTTGGTCCTATCACATTTACCTTGCTGGCAGGTTCATTACCTAGAGGCCTAAGACTAGACATAGTGGTAACCACAGATAGTTCTCAGGGCACGGTGTTTATCAAAGGCAGTCCCACAGAAGTAGAAAAATACACAGTCAGCAGATTTGTCGTTCGTGCAGACGACGGAGAGGACATTGAGGATCGAACTTTCAGTATCGATGTTGACGGTTCTGATGAACCAGCCTGGCTTACTCGAGAAGGGTTCTTGAATGTAGGGGCGGGTGAAAATTATTTTGTTCTCGATAATTCGTTTGTGGATTTCCAACTAGAAGCAGAAGACACAGATGAAAGCATCGGAGATGTACTAGAATACTATCTTGTACCGTCAGGTGGAGAATTACCTCCTGGTCTGTCACTAACACGTCAAGGAAGACTATTTGGATTTACTGATCCGGTGTTTGCGCTGGATGTTGCAGGGCCAGGCGGTTATGATACCGAAGCATTTGATATCACAGCACTAGATGTAGCCGAGGCCAAAAGCAACGGATTTGATTCCTATCTCTATGACAACGTTACTTATGGTTACACCGAAGACAGTCAAACTCCTAGACGTCTAAGTAGGTTCTACACGTTTATTGTTGCTGTGTCAGACGGTGAAAATGAAATAAGAAGATTGTTTAGGATTTGGGTAGTCACTGAAGAATTCTTGCAGGCAGACAACAGTATACTGCAAATTGATACCAATCTGTTCCGAGCTGACGCTTCAAGTGATCGTAAACCTATATGGATTACCGAAAGCAATCTAGGTAGACGCAGAGCCAATAACTATATCACAGTATATCTAGATGTTTATGATCCTCCTTCACTGGCCGGTACCATTACATATATATTTTTGCCTACCAATGGTGGTACCTATAGATACAAAGACACTGGTGAAATAATTACCACCGGCCGATGGGAACTGAGTTCAGAGACTGTGTATTTTCCAGTGGCAAATATTAGAACCAATGATCCCGATGACTGGACTGTGATTATACCGGAAACTGTGAGCGAACTGCCACCAGGCATGGTGATTGATTCTATCACTGGAGAGATAGCAGGCAGGGTGCCTTATCAAAGTGCTGTCACCAAAACGTATCAATTCACTGTACAGGCCATCAATTATCCTGCCACACTGTCCTCGTTGGTCTACACCGTGCTGCTGGGCAGCTGGAGTTCTACTTTTAACTATACCATAGGACAGGCAGTGAGGTATGGAGATTTTATCTACATAGCTGTACAGTCCAGTAGAAATCAATTTCCAGATGCATTGGACAGCATATATTGGACCAAGGGTGTTTCCACTGTTGAAAAAATATTTAACATAGATATCATTGGTGAAATTGAAAGCAGTATCGAATGGATATCCGACAGTGATCTAGGAACCATCGTGCCCAATCAACCCAGTCAGAAATTTGTAGAAGCTAGAAGTTTGAGATACGGTGGCAGAGTGATCTATGAAATTGTCACAGGCACACTGCCGCCAGGATTGGACTTTCAGTCCACGGGTATCATAATAGGCAAGGTTAAACAATTTGGTGATGACAACGGGCCCGGACTCACTAGGTTCTACGAAAGAACTGACAGTTTGAATCCCAGTGAAGATAGTTCTACACTGTCTAGAAACTATACCCAGGCCTTTGACAACAACACCAGCTTTGACAAAACTTTTAAATTTGAGATCATAGCCAAGGATTCTGCAAACTTTGCAGAGTCGTTGAAAGCATTCACAATGCTGGTGGTAGCGGACAACACAAAAACTTTTGCCAATCTGTATCTCAAAGCATTTCAGACCAAGGATAAAAGACTGGATTGGTTTAATTTTATCACTGACAACAATATATTTAGATCCAATGATTTATATAGATCAGGTGATACCAATTTTGGCATACAAACAGAATTAAAAATACTGGTGTTTGCTGGCATTGAAAGCCTAGAGGCTGTGAATTATGTACAGACCATGAGTCGAAATCACTATCGTAAACAGATACGATTTGGTAATCTACAGTATGCAGAAGCCAAAGATCCTCTCACTCAAGAAACTTTGTATGAAGCAGTTTATGTAGAAGTTGTAGACGAATTTGAAAAAAATGGCAAAAGCATCAGCCAAACTGTAGAGCTGCCTAACAACATCAACAGTAAAGTACTTGTAAGTTATGACACCATAAAGATCGACAGCAACATTCCTTTGATCAGCGACAGTGATCATCAACGAGTATTTCCCAACAGTTTTAAAAATATGCGAAGTCGTATAAAAACTCTAGGAGAAAGAGACCGCACATTCCTTCCCTTATGGATGAGAAGTATACAAAATCAAGCGTTTGTAGAAGCTGGATATGTCAAAGCTCTAGTTCTTTGTTACAGTAAACCTGGGTCAGGGTCCAAGATAATTTCCAGAATAAAGCAGGCCAGCTTTGATTTCAAATCAATAAATTTCACCGCAGATAGGTATCTGATTGATGTGCTAGACGGTGTCATTGATAATAAATATCTAGCATTTCCGCAACGTGATATACTTAATAAACTGCCAGGTTCGGTGCCGAGTCCAATAGTCAATGTCATGCCAACAACATCATCGAGATTTTTTGACAATGACTCAATATCATTTGATGACGAGTCGATAACATTTGATCAAGGATAAACAGTAGTATGACAAAACAAACTATCAATATTGGCAACGGCCCTAACACTGCAACTGGAGACTCTCTAAGACAAGGTGCTGTTAAAATTAATGCAAATTTTAATGAAATCTATTCAAAATTTGGAGATACTCAAAATATACAATTTTCAATAGATTTCACTACTGCACCAACAAATGGTCAAACGTTACAGTATGTTGCAGCTACTGGTAAATTTGTTCCAGCAAATCCTCAACAAGGTCCGGCTGGACCAACGGGGGCAACTGGCGCAGCATCAACTGTACCTGGACCAGCGGGGGCAACTGGAGAACAAGGAAACACAGGGGCAACTGGGTCAGTAGGACCTACTGGGGCAGCTGGGGCAGCTGGGGCTACTGGACCTGCTGGACCTGCTGGACCTGCTGGGGCTACTGGGGCTACTGGACCTGCTGGGGCTGCTGGACCAACGGGGGCAACTGGACCAACGGGGGCAACTGGGGCAACTGGGGCAACTGGGGCAACTGGGGCAACTGGGGCAACTGGGGCTACTGGGGCTGCTGGATTAGCATCTTCACGTGTGAGTAGAAACGCAAGCACAAGTAGTTTAGCAAATGGATCTAGCGGAAATATTACAATTACTGGTTTTAAAGGATATGTGCTTTATAAAATTACCTCTACTCATGCTGCGTGGGTAAGATTGTATTCTAGCTCTAGTGCTAGATCAAGCGATGCAACAAGATTAGTAGGAGAGGATCCCTTGTCAGGTGCAGGTGTTATTGCTGAAGTTATTACCACAGGATCTCAAACAATTCTAATTACTCCTGGAACTATAGGATTTAATTCAGATGATACTCCTACTACAGATATCTATGCGGCTGTGGTTAATAACAGTGGTGGTTCGGCAGTAATTACTATAACATTGTCAATTTTACAGTTAGAGGTATAATCAATGTCGTTAATAGACTATGTTCAAACAAAAGAATATATTGTTACTGTATATAATTACAATGATTTACAGTCAATCTATCAAGATTTAGAAACCAAAGATAAGAGTCCCTTAAACACCGACATACTACGAGCAGTTGAATGTACTGATCGAAGACCCTCTAGTAGAAATACAGTTTATCGATTAGCCCATTGGGAAGCTCAAGAATTAAAAAATGATTCTAGAGTTCGATCTGTTGAATTAATTCCATCGGAACTGGGAATTCAAGCAGGTACTACTACCATAACTCAAACTTCAACAGCCTGGGATAAATCTGCTAGCACCAGTAGTTCTATGAAGAATTGGGGACTATTACGTTGTACTGAAGGCGTTCAACGAGCAGGTTGGGGCGGCACAGGTTATCAAGGCAACGGATCAGGAACAGCAGCACAAACAGGAACTATTAATCTAACACAGACTGGAAAGAATGTTGACGTTGTTATCTGCGATGAAAACGGCCTAGTATGGAATCATCCAGAATTCACTGCCAACGCAGACGGCACCGGCACTAATAGAACAAATCAATATAATTGGTTTCAACATAATCTTGCTGTCAAAGGAACAAGTCCTGGAACATACAGCTACGGAACAGGCAGTCATTCAACACACGTAGCAGGCACAGTAGCAGGCAATACACAAGGCTGGGCTAGAAAAGCTAACATTTATAATCTATATTATTTGGCAGGTGACGACGCTGACTATACATTTCCCTATGTGTTTGACTACATTAGACAATTTCATGCTAATAAATCTAATAATGTAGCAACAGGCAGAAAAAATCCAACTATAGTTAACAACAGTTGGGGTATGAGTATTTTCCCCAGCGACTGGGCGTTGACTGATATTACAGCAGTTACTTATAGAGGAACTAGATATACACCAACTGTTGGTGCAACTACATATTTAGGAACTAGTGGTGTTTGTAATTCCAATAATAGATTGACAAATCTACTAGGATTTGAAAATTTTGGTAACAGAATTACCACTTCAGGTCCACCACCTGCCGGAGCAGGAAATATTTTATCATTTCCAGGAACTTGGACCTCAGAGGGCGGACAAGTATATCTAGCATCACTTGTGGCGCCAGCCTCGACGTATACTATCACAGTGCAAGGACCTTGTACTGTTGCATTGATTTCAAATGTAGCATCTGGCGGAATCACTGGTATTACTACTCTAACATTAGGAGTAACTGTTACCCAAGGTGCATCTACTATTGCAACATACACACAAGGCCCAACATCGTCAGCCGAAGGTGGAGATGTCGAATTAACCATAGATCAAACTGTGTCTTTACCAAACACAGCAGTTTATACCATTACCTACAACACAACATTGGTCAACGCTGAAGTAGCCAGTCCGTTGACTGCTGTGGCTATGAGCACTAGAGTCACCGTGGCCACTGGTGCTGAATCTGCCACAGTATCATCAATTACTTCTAGCCTAGGAGGTGGTTACGGCTTAACCGTATCAACTACACCCACTAGTGGAAATAGCGATGACGGGTTCTGGAATATCAGTTTGCCGTTTACGGTTAATTTTCTAGGCGGGCCGCATACAACTGTATTTCCGGGAACTAATTTTTATCTAACATTTGGATCAGGCT